TCTCATCATAAACACCAACTGCTTGACCATTATAAGTAATGCCACTTAATGTTTGAAAATAAGCCTTTCTTAAATCGTAATCACAATTCCTATTTATCATTTTATTAGATTTTTAACCGCAGTAATATTCTTTTTATCAATTGCCCTTCTACTAAGTATAAAAGCATTTAGTAAATACTTCTTTTGTCGAGTATAGTTCTCAGGAAAATCAGTAGTTTTAAAGTCTTTTGCATAACCACTAAACTCAGAATAATCTCCTGCAATTCTTAGTCCCATACCAGTACCAAATTCTTTGTACGCAGCATAATATTCTTTAAATCCAATAAAATACTGAACCTTAGCACCATTTTGAATGCCATTCTTAAAGAATGAATTTTTCAATCTACCAGTATCAACAGGTACATCTCTTAATGCTCTTTTTTGAATATTATCAGCTTCAACATCAAGAATATTAATAAGTCCATCAACTCCTTTCTCAGAAGCCCTTTGGAACTTATTTGACAATACTTTAAGACCTTCAAACTTAAACTTAATCACGTCTTCTTGCAGCTTTAAAAGTTAAATATTGCTTAGTGAAGTCTGCATCCATAATATTGGATATAGCATACTCAATACCATTTACTTCGAGAATGTCGGTTGTTTTAGGTATAAACTCATTGCGGTATCTCATCTTTCCTTCAAAGGATTGATTTGTAGCAAAATTGCCACTCTCAATGTTTCTAATACCTCCGTAGTTACCATAAAACGAACTTGTTTCTGCGAAGTAAATACTTGTTGTATAACTTGAATAAGTTACACCATTCAAACCTCCTGCACCATCAGATGTTGCACTAAGTTTGCGTTTAAATGTTCCCTTAATTCTATTTAACTTATTATACATACATTGGTCGATAATGTCTGATTCTATCTTTTACCTCTTTAAGTGCTAACCGCTTGTCGGTAACTGTGTCATCAAAGTCAACTGCTACAATATCCAAAATTGCATTCTTTATGTCAGCAGGTAAGGAAGTAAATCCAGCAGTATATGTGATAACAATGCCTGATGCCGAATAAGCACTAATCTTAGTATTATCAAAACTTTTTGTATAATCCGTGAAAGCGACTAAATCAGAATCAGTTACCGAAATGATGGATTGAATAGGAGAAAAAGCTAATTCAATTGTACCATTAATCTCTACATAAGATTGGCGAACTGTCTTAGTTTTTAAAGCCTTTTGTATAAACAACTCAACCTCTCTAAACGCACTTTTAAGTAACTCAGTAATCTTAGCATCACTATCACTAAAATCTACGTTAATATGAGCCTTAACTTCGGATAATGGAATTATCGTAGTTACCGCAATACTATCTGTTACCACAGTTAAATCCATTCCTTGGGTTCTAACTGATTCTAATTCATAAGTCATTATTTCTTCTTATAAGTTGGTTTAACCGCTTTATTTTCCTCAGGTTGAACTACTTCATCATTTGCAATGATTTGAACGAAATTACGAGAGTTTAAGAGGTCACCTCTTTCTTTCTCACACTTCCACTCATCACCTGGATTTCTCATAATATTTTCAGCAATATCATGAAACAATGTAATACATTTTACCGTTACCATCGTGTTTTAGTTTAGATTTTTAAAAAATAAGCCTACTGTTCTCATGGGAAGTAGGCTCATTATACAATACATTAAATTATAACTATGAAGTTGCGAAAGAACCTTTCAACATTGCGTTAGCAAAGTAGATTGGTAATGCGATAGACTCCTCAACACGAACAGTTACCAAGTTCTTAGTGAAGTTATCACCATCTTCGTAAGCAAATTCAGTCATGATGTTATCTTCGAACAACAACTCAGCAGCCTTATTGAAATCTCCAACCATAAATGTGTTAGCAGTTACAATGTCAGAAGAAATGATAGGCACACCTGCGATAGTCATACGTTGACCAGTCAACAATGATGGGTGAGAATAACCTGCACCTGATTCTTTGTTGATTAACAATTCCATCTCATCAATAGGGTTAACCATGATAGCAGATGGAGTGTAACGCAATGCTTTCAATTGAGCAATTGAGTTAGCTAATTTATCCCAACGATTAGAAGCGATAGTTACAGTTCCTGATGGAGTATAAGTAGAAGCTGACTCATAAAGACCTGCGAAAGGAGAAGTTCCTGCGTAGTCATACAAGTTAGTATCTTCAACGTTTAACAAATCGTTAACCATTTGAGTAGAAACAAATGATTGTAACCATACCAAACGAGATAACATTTGCTTAGAAATCTTTGCGTAAGCAGCGATAGTCTTAGGAGTTACCTCAGAGATAGTAAAGTCATAATCAACTTGTGCCTTAGATGAACCCTCAGTTTGGATAGCAGGGCCACCTTCTGAACCAGTCTTCTTAGCAAACTTGAATACACCATTCTGCTCGATAGTAGATGTACGCAAGATGTCACGCAAGTGAATAGTACGGAAAGGGTCAGTCAAGATTACGTTAGATAATCCTGCGATTTTAGAAGCCCAATCAGAACCGATGTTAGCAGTAAGGTTCATATCACCTACGGCTTTCAAGTTCATTCCAAATGCTGCATCTCTACGTTGTCCCAAAGCCTTGAATTTATCAGCATTAGCTTCGAAAGCCTTAGCCAACATATCCTCTTTCTTAGCAGGGTTGTTGTTCTTAGCATCTAAGATAAAGTCAGTCATTGACTTCTCAACAGTTCCTAATTTCTCCTCAAAAGAAGCTAAACGAGAACCTGCACTCTTAGTTTCAGCAATTAAGTCTTCAAGACCTAATCCTTCCATCTCACGACCAACACCTTTTTGAATCATTTCGTTGATATCGGATTTTACCTCCTCAACAATTTTTTTAATATCCTCCATTATTTAAACGAGTTTTTAAGTTGTAATAAAAATTCTATTTGGTTTTTGCGTTCAATCTCTGCTGGGTCGATAATCTCAGGAGTGGGTTCATTCGACTCCCTCTTTTCATCGACTAACTTCAACATTTCCGACTTTATAAAGTTATACTCTATTTCTAACAATTCATAAGTTTCATCCTTCAAATTTCCTTTGCGGAGATTCTTATAAAGTTTATCGTATCTATCTAACAATAAGTTCTTGTCTAATGACTTTAAACCTAAGAATGGTGTGTCAGGATTTGCTGCCCACAACACCGAAGAAATTTCAAATAATTTTACTTCTTGAATTTCGTAGTAAGTTTTCTTACCTTTTTCTTCAACCTTACTTTCTTTGATTGTAGAGAAACCAATTGAGTGCTGATTGATTAAACCTTCTTCATAAAGTTTTAATGTATCCTCACCTGCCTCAGTATCTACAATTCGTGCTTCAAAGTACAATCCATTACCATCCTCTTTTAACAAAGTAGGCTTACCATTGACTTTAGAAGTATCGTGGTCGTGTAAGAACCAAATCTCGTTCTTTCCCTCTGGGCCACGTTCCTTAATGGTTTTAGTAAATGCACCAGGCATTATCATATCACCATGTAGGTCGATATTACCAAACTTAGCAGCATAACCCATTACAGTTCTGCGTTCTAAGTCTAAATCGGTAATCTCTGCAAATGATTTTATTTTATAATCTCTCATATCGTATTCAATCTGTGCAAATATAATAAAAATTAATAACTACCAAATATTTCTAAATATACATCAAGCCACAACGGCAATTAACAACCTCTTGTGCAGGGGCATTACCATCACCAGGCCCACTCATTAAACTACCACCAACTAAAAATAATTCTTTCATTCCAATTGCGGGATAGCTTGCCATTGCATTATGAGATGGTCTCTCTTTGCCATCCAAGGTAACTATCCATTTCTTCTTTAGTTCCTTACCTTGTGTGTTAGCCCACACTTGACTTGATAAGTTCATTATCCGTGTCATTTCAGTTCTTGCAATGGTTTGACTTCTAATAATATTCTTTTGTGTCAAATACAATGCCAATAATGTGATAACTGCGGAGGCAGGAATACCTTGAGAAACTTTATCCTCAACAAATCGTTTAATGTCATTCTTAATCGTTCCAATAATACCAAGCACAATAAAGAACTCGGTAATATTGGCAAAGAATCCTAAAAGAAATAATAACCATGCCTCATCAAACAAATCCCCTTCAGCCTTCTTTTGGAACGAGTCTAAAAATGCACCTTGCTTTAAGCCAAACTTCTTATACACATCTTTTAAGATACTTAGCATCCACCTTTCACTAAAGTGATTAGTAATGTGGAAAGTTTGTCGACTTCTTCCATCTAAACTTTTAATGTAAGCCTTTGTTTCAATGTTAAGTTTGGTTTGGATATAGGCATACATTCCTCTTTCGTTAATGTCATGCCTTCTTCTCCAAGCAACTCGGTACATTTCCTCGTTTACCATTTCTTTTGTTTGAATATCCTTTCAATCTTTCTTTTGTCGGAATCTTTTTTCTTATCGACATAATAAGAGAATACTCCAAGCCAAAAGATGCTTGTAAGGGATGTGGTTGTGATTATAATTTCAAATATTCCCATATCTACTCATCTTCATCCATCACCATTGAGCCAATCTCGGTAGGGTCTACATTAAGGCTACCTAAAGGCACTTGATTAGAACGAATATAAACTTGTTGCATAATCGGGTCATTAGTTGGTTCAAAGTCCATAAACACACGTTTCTCATCTTGTGTAAGGACACCATCTAATTTCTCAAGAATTGTTGCTGCATCTAAGAAGTTTTGCTTCATCTCAGGATACGCATCCACATCAAACCGCAATACATATTGTGCAGGATTAATATTTAATGGTTCAGCAAGCCAAGACAACATCTTCTCACAAATCTTAGATTGTAATGGCACAACGCAGTTAATAATCATTCTGCGGATAAATTGTGCCAAGTTACTCTCGGTTAAGTTATCAGCATTTAAAAGCACATAAGGATAGTGCCATAAACGACACAACTGCTCAGTAGATAATTTAGAGATTGCTCTAAGGTCTAATTCCAAGTTGTTCGTAGATAACTTTAAATAACCCATTTTAGAGTTACTAAATGCAATACGACCTTTTTGAGATGAATCGTAAATCTTACCATACACCTTGTCTTGGTAATCTTGTTGTTGCACCGCATCTAAGTCTTCAACATTGTTGTCATCCTTGTACAATACCCCTACCGCACCACGAGTCTCAAAGTTCTCGATTGCTACTTCCTCACCACTATTTGCTTTTTGCAATACTCTTGAACCCGCAGTTAAAGGAGATAATCCACGAGCAATTGTAGTTTGGTTGTTGTAAGAAGGATTAAAGGTTCTAAACGATAGAAAGAATTTAGGGTCGATTGTATCTGAACCCGTAGAAATCATTTTATAGCCTACAATCTTTCTAAAGCCATCAGTAATGATTGTATAATCAAAAGGTGGCACAACGTGGAGGCGAGCAATCTTTCCTGGGTACAATGGGTCTTCCTCAGCCCAGATTCCAACATCACCAACTAACAAATACCAAGAAAAGATAGATTCGAAAAATTCTTTAGTAGTTTGATATTTATTAGGCTCACGAAGCAATTTAAGAACAGGATGTTCTTCTAACTCCTTAAACTCAGACTTTTTCTTAATTGACTTAGCCTCCATGATACTTCTATCAGTAGGGCGGTTCATTAAAGCCTTGTAACGATTAACGGCACTAATTTGCATCTTTTGTGCTTGATACATCTCTAAAGGCACTTCCGTTGCACGAGAGGCAATGTCACTCACAATAGCATACACATCTACGTTCTTTTCGTAACCATCGTTGATAGCACTTCTAAAATCACCATTGTATAGTGAGTAGGTTTGTCCACCCATGAACATCCATTGCTTTACCGATTGTATTGCAAGTGCAGCCTTTTTGCTACCAAAAAAATCAAATACTCCCATGTTTAAAATATTAATAGTTTTTTCTTTGAATACTTCGTGTACACCGCATACCTAATCGAATCTAAAGAGTGATTCCAGTCATCAATCGGTTTGTTGATAGGTTT